GTTCTGAACAGCTATCGCACAGTGGCATGACGCGCTCCTCTCTCGCGGCGTGCTTACTTCACGACGGTGACGTTCACTTCCGCATAAATCTTGTTCAGCGGAAGGTTCTGCATCGGGTTGCCGCTCTGGGCGCCGGTCGTACCGGAGCTGTTGTTGAAGGTCGGGTACGACACCTCAACTACAGAGCCGCCCTCGACACCGTTAGTCGTCAGATTACCGGTAGACGAGACGCTAACAACCTTGGCCGTCGAGCCAGAGATCGGGCTGGTGCCTCCCGTGAGGGATGCCGCTCCGTCCGCGAAGTAGGTCAAGACGTTTCCGGCAATGATCTCTTCACTGGTCGCTGTGGCTGCATGAGTCTCAGCCGCAGCACTCGCATTGGCAAGTGTCAGTGTGGTGCTGCTCGAAGCCGTAGCAATGAAGGTTCCGTTGTTGGCCGCCGTGCTGAAACCAGCAACCACAAACGTGTAGCCTGCAAAGGCGTTGGTCCCGCCGCCGGTGATCGTACCGGTGTATACAGCCGTACCCGACGTGATGTCAGTGGCCGTACCTGCATGAGTCTCAGACGCACCACTCTCATTGCTGAGAGTCAGTGTGGTGGTACTGGATGCAGTGCAGATGAACGTGCCATTGTTGGCCGCCGTGGTGAAACCGGCCACAGTGAACGTCTGCCCTGCAAAAGCGTTGGACCCACCGCCGGTGATCGTGCCGGTGTAGACCGTGGAGCCACCGCTAGCGTTTGCCGCAGCCGAAAGCGTAAGCACACCTGGCGTAGACGCTGCTACGGCACTCAGAGTGAAAGCGGTTCCGGGAGTGATGGTGTTTCCCGCTGCATCCTCAAGGATAGGATTGAGCTGGAATGAAGTCGGACCGTTGGCGCCACTCAGAGAGAGCACGACATTGTTGTAACCAGGCTTAGTATTGGTCGGGTTTACATTACCCGCGACGACAATCTTGGCTGCTACGCCCACGCCGGTGGTCGGATTTGGATATGCCATTGTTTCCTTTCTTCCCCGGATTAGCCGAGGTAGGTAACGCGAACATGAAGGTTGTACGACAGGGCAGTGCCACTGCCAGCCGCATAACTAGTAGTCGCGATTACCAAGTTGGAGCCTGGGTTAGGGCGAACCAAGAGTGTGCCGTTGTTCAGCACGTTCGCGGCACTGACGCTGCTCTTGGATGCCAGGGTATCGGTGATAGACGTACCCGTGTCCTTGTCGGTGTAAGTGGCAGTGACCGCAGGGAGCGTTGCTCCTGTTGGAGCATTAGCCGACTCCTCAAAGATCGAAACCTGATACAAACCAGCCAACGGTGCAGCGAACGTAAGCACGTTCGAGACGTTAGCGGTCTGTCCGGTCAGACCTACACGAGCGAGTGTACTCGGTGCGGCGGGAACCCAGCCCGCTGGTCCAGCAAGGTAGAGATTCTGGTTGGTTGCATCCACACCGGATGCAACAGTAGCCGCACCAGCGGCAACGCCGGTAATAGGTCCATTTGAAACTTTATCGAACATTTCGATATTTCTCTTTCTCTCGCTACAGAAACAGTCCGGCGCACAAGAGCGAGTCGTTGTGCGCCGGTAGGTTCCTTAGCTGATCGCGGAGGCCGCGTCGATTTCGCGGATGCGAATCGTGGTGTCCGGGCCAAGCGAGGTCGTGAAATGAACACGATAGCTCGTCCAGCCGGGAATCAGACCTTCGGGGTCTGCCACGGTCGGGTCAGCGTTCTGAACGATGTTGCAGTTGATGTTCTGCCACTCGCCGTCGCCGAACTCGGTGTCACCCTGGGCACCCAGCTTGATGCTGAAGATACCGTCACGACCGAAGATATAGGTACGCAGAGCCGTGAGGCCCGAAACGCCCTTGTAGTTCGTGGTCGAGGTGACCTGGTTCGACTGGAAGAAGTGAACGCCCGAGGACGGGAGTTCGATCATCTCCGTGAGATCGACCGAGATCAGGTCTTCCATCTTCGCCTGGCCCACCGGAGTGTGCTTCAGGATGTCGATGGGCGAGTTGTTGCTCACGTCAGACAGCACGTCGCCGAGGGCAAACGGATGGATGACGCCACAGAACGCCTTACTTGCTTCGTCGAACGGACGAACCGAACGACCGGCGAGCGACTGGACGCTGTTACGAATCTGATTGAGGCTCAGAGTCGTAAAGGACGAAGTGCTCGACGCAGCAAGCTGAGTCAGCACGCTGGAGTCAACGGCATTAGCGCCGTCAGCAGTCGCACGAACAAGTCCCGACAGGGACTCGCCGAGGCGATAGGACATTTCCTTAGCGACATTCTCCACAGTATTGTCGATGGCGGTTGCCAAGGACAGCGAGGAGAAGTTCGCGTAATCGGCATATTCACCGATGGTCGCCGTGGTGTTGAGCACCGACACGGCGATGGAGTTGCCGACAGTACCTTCCGTGGTCTGTGCGACATTAGCCGCCAGAGGAACGTACATGAACAGTTCCAATATGGAACAAGTGTTTAGGCTGCCTGTGTCATCACAGGTGCGCTCTCATGGTCGCCCATGAGTTCAGACTCTATCTTCATTGTCAGGAGGTTGTCACACTCTTCTGACAAGTCTTGCATATTAGTCGTTACGCTGCCCAAGCCGCGCTGATTGAGCGATTTCAGCTTCTGATATAGCTCTTCTCGTTTAGATGGATTCTCCATAAAACGAGGTAAGCGAACAAATTCCAGAAGCGCAATTGCTTGTTCACGCTTG